TTTGCAGCATGGCGCACCATCACTCCCGAGCATAACGCCTTGGTCGAGGCAATGCTGCGCAGCCCATGCCACATCATCGCCACCATGCGCGCCAAGCAGGAATACGTGCTTGAGACAAACGACAAGGGCAAGCAGCAGCCAAAGAAAATCGGTATGGCGCCAGTCCAGCGCGAGGGCATGGAATATGAATTCACCGTCATGCTTGATGTGGACATGAACCACGTTGCGAGCGCGAGCAAAGACCGGACAAGCCTGTTCGATGGCCAGTTCTTCAAGATCAGCGAAACAACCGGCAAGACATTGCTGGAGTGGCTTGAGGCCGGCAAGGAGCCGCCAAAGGTAGATGAAAAGCTGATGGCCGACCATCTGGCCGCCATCGAGTCAGCCGACAGCCTGGAAGCGCTGCGAACCGCATTCACGGCAGGCTACAAAGCCGCCGAAGCACTGAGAGACGGCCATGCAATGGCGCTCCTGACTGACGCGAAAGACACCCGCAAGAACCAATTGACTATGAAAGAGGCAGCGTAAATGGCATCTGTAAACAAAACAATCATTGTCGGCAACTTGGGTCGTGACCCTGAATTGCGCTACATGCCGAACGGCGAGGCCCTCTGCAATATCGCTGTCGCCACAACCGAAACATGGAAGGACAAGAACACCGGCGAGAAGAAGGAGCAGACGGAATGGCATCGCGTGACTATGTACCGCAAGCTCGCGGAAATCGCCGGCCAGTATCTCAAAAAGGGCTCGTCCGTCTATCTGGAGGGCAAGCTCCAGACGCGCAAATGGACCGACAAAGAAGGCGTGGAGCGCTACACGACCGAAATCATCGCCGACACGATGCAGATGCTCGGCGGCGGGCCGGCGAGTCAAGGGCAGCAGGAGCCGAAGCAGGCGAACAAGCCAGCGCAGAAGCTATCGACTCCTGACAACTTCCAAGATAGCGACATTCCCTTTTAGCCAAACACGGAGGCGCGGGGCTCGCCCCGCGAGACGACATGACAGCACTTTCTCTCTACCAAGTCGCCGCCGAACATCGCCGCATGGTCGAAGCGCTGATGGCCACAGATAACGACGCAGTAACCATCGCAGACACGATTGAAGCCGAATCCTATCCGCTGGAAGTCAAGGCGCAGAATGTGGCGTATGCGATTCGCAATCTGGAAGCGACAGCAGCAGCGATCAAGGATGCCGAGAAGCAGATGGCCGACCGTCGCAAAGCAATCGAGAACCGCGCGCAGCATATCCGCGACTACCTGCAGACCTGCATGGAGATTGCTGGCGTACAGAAGATCGAATGCCCGCACTTCGCACTGACGATCAAGAACAATCCTCCGAGCGTCGATGTGTTCGAGCCGAAGCTGATTCCGGCTGAGTATATGAAGCAGGTAGAGCCGCCGCCACCGGCGCCGGACAAGACCGCGATCAAGGAGGTGATCAAGGCCGGAAAGGACGTGCCAGGAGCGATGCTGGCAAGCGCCAAGAGATTGGAGATTAAGTAGCCATGAAAGAGATCGTTCTCACCAAGACGGCCGGCGGCGCATTGGCTCCCATCGATCCGCAAGCCAGCGAGTACATCTCGAAGCTGAAATTGGGCGGCAGCGTAACGGCAACGGTAAAGCGCCATCGCAATCCGGCATTCCACCGCAAGTTCTTCGCCCTGCTCAACATCGCCTATGAAGCATGGGAACCGGGAATCAAAGAGCATCGCGGCATGCAGGTTCAGAAGAATTTCGACCGGTTCCGCAAGGACATCATTATCACGTCAGGTTATTACGATGTCGTTGTGAACCTGAAAGGCGATGTTCGGGCAGAGGCCAAAAGCATCAACTTTAGCGCGATGGACGACGATGAGTTTGCCGATCTGTACAGCAAGGCAGTCGATGTGATCCTGAACCGCATATTGACCAATTACACACGCGATGACCTAGACAGGGTTATTGAGAGCGTTCTGCAATTCGCATAGGGAGAGCAGCATGACCGAAACAACAAACGAGCAGTTGAAGCCGTGCCCGTTTTGTGGGGGCGAGCCACTAGAAAGCCGTATAGAGCCACATAAGCACCATATCGTCATGATGCCGGACTATCCCGGCGCATGGTGCGTTGAATGCCCAAAGTGCGAGTTCCAACTGTTCGACCATGACACGCAGGCTAACGTAGTCGCAGCATGGAACCGTCGCGCCACCCCTGCACAGACGCCAATGCACGAACAAAACGCGCGATTCGCCATCGATGGTGCCATTTCTTTCGGCATCCAAGGCGACAACAAGCCGCCGACAGATAATCATTGGCTGATGGAGTATTGGCAGATTGGCCGGAAGTTGGCTGCACAGACAGCAGCGCAGCCAGTGGGGGAGCGCGAATTATTCGAGCGGTGGGCGCAGCCAGATTTCCTTCAGCATATCCGGCTGGAAGATGGCACATACCGCGATAACTTCATGCAGGCAGCATGGGGCGCATGGACTGCTCGGGCCGCACTCTCCCAATCAATTGCAGCCGCGCCAGCACAGGAGCCGGTAGCGTGGAGGAAACCTTGGCCGCTTGGCCCGCTTCTTCGTAGCTCATTGTTGGGCGTCATGGCATCTGATCGCCATAAATGGGAGCCACTCTACACCGCCCCCATAGCAAGCGCCGCGCCTGATAGACCATCTGGAGATAACAATGAAAATTGAACAAGCTCTTGGCATTGTCCGCAACCCTTGGGGGCAGCCTGATGATGTCATTCGGGAAGCGCGATTGAAGGTTTGCGATGCGTACGAGGACATGAAGCAAGCCTATGAAAACATGCGGGATTGGGCCGAACACAACGGAGTCGATACGAAAGCCTACCCTTGCGGCAAACCTGCATCGGGTCGCCCATCTAGCGCCACGCCGGTTGACCGTGATGCCGTGCTGAATGCCTCAAAGCGCGTAGTTCGATGGCTCGATCATGCCAACTGTTGCGATTTGCCTTTCTGCGAGCAATACGGCTCCATGCGTCAGGACATCAACGCACTGCGAGACTCTTTGAAATCCAGCGCATCCAAGGGTGAATCCATCCATAGCGCCGATAAGGGGGAAGTATGAAAGAAAGACCAATTCTGTTTTCAGCGCCGATGGTGCGCGCCCTTCTCGACGGATCGAAGACGCAGACGCGGCGGATCGTGAAGCCGCAGCCGATCGAGAAAAAGCACTTCGTCGGCGGCCATTCGATCCCGATCCCCAAGCGCGCACTCATGCGCAACGAAACCGGTGGAGAAGTCGCAGTGGCGGCCGACTATGTGCATATCTGCTGCCCCTACGGGCAGCCAGGCGACCGGCTTTGGGTGCGCGAGACGTGGCAAGGGCCATTGTTTGACGATATGGACGCATGCCGCGCCGAGCCAGCCGACTTTCAAAAACCAGAATTCTGCGAGTACGCAGCTGATGGCGGCCCAGCGCCTGAGTTCATGACAATGGACGACGAGCTGGTCTGCCGGTGGCGCCCGTCTATCCACATGCCCCGCTGGGCCAGCCGCATCACGCTTGAAATCACCGGCGTTCGCGTCGAGAAGCTACAGGACATCAGCAACGCCGATTGCAAAGCCGAGGGCGTACTACCTGACCATTCAGACGTCTTCCCTCATGCCCGCGCATATCAAACCCTCTGGGAGCAGATCAACGGCGCCGGCAGCTGGGAAGCAAATCCATGGGTTTGGGTCGTGGAGTTTAAGCGCATCGAACAGCAGATTTTGGCACATGCAGCATGAATAGGAGGTAAATGAATGAGCGCAGCAGCCGCAATATCACCAGTGCTGTTAAGCGTGCCCGAGGCGGCCAAGTATCTCGGGATCAGCACACGCAAGATGTACGACTTGGTGAGGCCCCGCGGCCCGATTCCATGTTATCAACTTGGAAAGAGAATCACCCGGTTTTCGGTCAACGACTTAAACGCATTCATAAAATCATGTCGATCAGATACCTTAGAGACAAAAAGCGCTTCCGTTTCGAGTTCGAAGCCACGATTAACGGTCAGCGCCACCGGGTTACAAAACTCCTTCCAGCAGGCTGGAATAAGGCCCAGGCAGATACGTTCGACAAAAACGAAAGCGCCCGCCTCTTCGCCGAAGCCAGCGGCGTCCAACGTCCTGCCGCTACGATCGAACAAGCGGTAGACCTGTACATCCGCGAGCGCTGCCCGAGCCTGAAGAATGGCGAGGGAGCGGCGCACGAACTGGACCGGTTTTACGATGCTTACGCAGGCCGGCGCATTGATGAACTGGCAGATGTTGCTCACGAATACGCTCAGTCTGCTGCCGGATCGCTGACGGCCGCGACGATTCGGAACCGTCTTGCTTACCTGCGCGCCGCCTGCCGGTACGCGTACAAGCGTCACGGCATGGGCGATAGCGATCCGGCTGAGCGTATGGTGATGCCGAAAGTGAAGAACGAGCGGCATTTTTACGCATCGCGGGCGGAAATGCTGCGGATTGCTCGCCGGATGACGAGCCGCCCTGCCCGCGCCGCGTTGCGAGTTGGGTTCTATAGCGGGATGCGGCTTGGTGAGATCCTGGCGGCCGAGCTGATCGGCAAACAGTGCTTCTTGCTGACCGACACAAAAAATGGCGATCGGCGCATGGTTCCGATTCACCCGAGGGTAAAATGTTGCCTGAAGTATTTCCCGCTGGAGATTAAGAAGCGCTGGATTCAGCGGCAGTTCTCAGAAGCGACGAAGGCGCTAAATCTTGGGCATCTGCATTTCCACGACATGCGACACTCAGCCGCCTCAGAGATGATCAACAGCGGTGCGACGTTGTATGAGGTCGGAGCGGTTTTAGGGCATCGCAGCGCGCAATCGACGAAGCGCTATTCACACTTGGCAACAGAGACTTTAGCCAAGGCGATCAGTTTGATAGGCAGAAAATCCCGCACGGGATAAAAATAAAGCCGCTGATGAGCGGCTTTGAGATACAACGTAAGTCTTTGATTCTGTGGCGGAAAGGGTCGGATTCGAACCGACGGTACGGTATAACCGTACACTGGATTTCGAGTCCAATTCGTATGTATGTAAACACATAGGTTTTTAGCCACTCCCTAGCATTCATGCGGGTTTGCGGGCGATTCAAATACGCAGCAATCGCACCGAAACGCATGGAAATGGCAGAAAATCCCGCACAGTTTTTCAAAGGCTTACTCCCAACAATCAACCTACAACAGGGAGGAAGAAATGACAGACGAACAGATAGCAAAACTTGCGCAAGGATTTTGGCAACGCAAGTCACTGGCTGAAACTGCGCAGGAAACGGTTTCCTATAAGTTTGATGCGATGGGATTCGCCCGCGCCATCCTGCAAGCCGCCAGTGCCGCGCCTCAGGAGCCAGCGTCCGCCAGTGTTGGCCGCGAAATGCAAATCATGCATAGCGTTCTGCAATGGAACAGGGAGCAAGAAAAACCACCCATCGCCATAGCCAAAGAATACGGCGTGGCGAGCAAAGTGCTGGAATTGGCCGCTGAGTATGACAAGACACTTGCCGCCCCTGCCAGCGCCGCGCCGGTTGATGATGCGAAGCTGAAAGGCGGTGCCGCATGAACAACATCGAGAACGCGCGATTCATCGAAGTGGACGCAGGTGTGCGCTATTGGGAAGATGCCTACTTGAACGGCAAAGAGGACGCCGATGGCGAGATCCCGCTGCGGCGCGGCGATAGCTGGAATCCCATCATCGAACTTGCGACAGGCCGAGTCCAGAACTGGCCTGAAGGGGTCGAGGCCGATATTCACTACAAGGTCTGCGATGCTGGCGAATATTGGCTGCTTGATGACACCAAGCGGCGTGTCGCAAAGTGGCGCGGCTACTACGTACCGAACGACTTCCTATGTGTCGGAGATAGCGGCTACGGCGACTACATCATCTTCAAAATCGGCCGCGACGGCCTGATTGTTGGTTGGCAGAACCCCGGTGTTGATGCTGATGAATGGCAGTCATGCGCCGCCCGCCCTACTTCAACGACTGAAACCGCGCCATAGAATTAGCGAGCGGATCTCCGCCTACCCTACGTTCTACGCGGGTATGCGGGATAATCTCCCACTCTGTATCTGCATAACGCTCCGCAGCGGTGGACTCCGACATTTTGTAGCGCGAGTTCACCCACTTGTTGCGGATCTTGTCTCGGTAGCGGACTGTATAGTGATATTCGATGCGGGGTTCCATGGCGATATTATGCCCGACAGCCAGCATTGATACATACCGTACCAAAGTTGATACATCGCGTAGGCGCTCATAGGCTTGCAAACTTCTGTGATGGTTTTGGCCCTACATTGCGGGTGCCTCTAAACCATCCGCGGCACTTGCAGCACTGGAACCGCTGATAGGAGCAGCTGGAGGTATGCTCCATGCCGCGCCGCTGATACGTGTCAGAGCCGCATTTGGGGCAGACTTCCGAGTTATCAGGGTTGTAGAGCCCGTGGTTCGGATGCCCTTTGATCCACGGCTTGAGCTTGTAATAGAGGCGCTCCAGCAGCCGCACATCTTCCACGTTGTAAGCGAGCATTGAGCGCCAGGCAGCATCATCCCCGCCATGCATTTAACCCACATTTCATGCCCGGAGTGTTCCAGCTTGCCGCCAATGCCCAAGCGCTCAGAGACATAGGCAAGCTTGTTGGATGGGAATCGGAAGCGCTGCTTCACCACTCGCAGAAGGTCAATCTGCTTGCTTGGCGCGGGAGGTGGCAGACCTTGCAGCAGAATGTCTTTATTCAGTATCGGGATGTCGAAGCGGTTGCCGTTGTAATGAACTATGGCATCGGCCTCGCTCATCAGTTCATGGATGGCTTTCACCATTTGCCGCTCACCCTGGCGAATCGTGCCGACATGCACTTCCTTCTCGCCCAGCCATTTCGCAGCCCAACACAGCGTATAGCCTGATTCAAGCAGTTGAGACAGGCCTACATTCTGCTGCCACAACCCCCAAACGTGCGCCAAATTTGGAGCGCTTTCGATGTCCAACAGGAGGATTCTCATCAGTTCGACCTCGCAAACTCGCCACAAAAATCCGTATCGTCCACAGTCGGAAAATCTGACGCAGAGCCATCCGGCGTCGTGATCCAGATCGGCGGGTAGCGATGGCAGCGGCCGAACTCCTCGCCCTGTTCTGCACGGTAGAAAGCGCAGTTCGCGCACTGCATCAAGCAATCGTCTTTCATGCGACCTCCGGTTTGCCCATCCGTTTTAGCGCCTCTTCTTCCGCCTGGAAGTCGTCGCGGCAATCAGGTCCACAGAAGCGCAGCCCTTCGGCCACATCCTCATCACAGAAATGGCAGCGGCCATGCGGGACCAGCGCCGGCGCGGATCTGGCCTGCCGTATAGCCATCTCGACAGTTGCTTCAATCAGTGGTGCGGCAATATCGGCTTCATCCATGATTCCTCCTATTTGGAAACGCCTTTAACCTTTTCCCACGACCGCCCGAGCACGTAGCCAGTCATGACCACGCCGAACAATTGCAGGATCTCTTGAGGAATAGCCGATAGCCACGCCCTGAAGCCGGCAGTAAATGCCGATGCCGCCTGCGGGCTGAATATGGTCAGGATTCCCATTGGGATCGCCCACAGGATCAGCACATAGACCACGTACAGAAAGGAAGGACGCGCCCGCGAGGTGTATGGATCTGCGCTTTGGGCGTCCGCGATGATGGCCGAGAGTTGCGTTTTCATCTCGTCAAGCTGGCCCGCCTGCTGCAGCCGATAAAGCTCCAACTTCGCCGCGTCGGCCGCCTGTTTATCTGGCCATACCTTGTCGATTACCTTGCTGCCGATGTCGAGAACTGCCGTTACTGGATCAAGTGCCATTAGTTATCCTCCGCTGCATATCGAAGATCGTTCGCGATTCGCCCCGCCCATCCGGCGCCGAATGTCGCCCAAGTGGACAACTTACGCATGAAATCCAGCCGCTCAGCCAGAAAGCGGACAAGGACGTCATTGACGTCCATGCGGTCATAACGCAGCTGGCTGATTGGCCCCCAATGCCCATCATCCGCAGCGCCGACTGCGCGCTGAAGCAGTCGGATGGCTGTCTGAATCCCGCTATTTACTGCGCAGTCAAAGACCTGAAAGGCAACTGCCGGCGCGATGCCCTGCCCTGCGGCATTCCAGAAGTCGCGCCGGTAGATGTCCTTCGCCTCGTCCCGCGTCAAGTGCTTGACGTCGACATTGGGATAGCTACGCTTGGAGATGCCCCAATTCGTTTCTCCGCCAGGATCAGCAGGATTATTGACATAGCCGCCCTCGTGGCCGATCAAGCGATCAAAAGCCTCGTCAAAGGTCATTCGTCACCCTTTCTGCGCTTCCTCATCTTGTCTCGGACAAGGAAGTAAGCCTGCAAAATGATATAAATCAGCGTGGCCACTGACACCCATTTCTCAATGGGCATGCCAAGCACATAGTTGTATGCCGTGACTGCTACCGGAGGCGCAGCCTTAACCGTCGCCACCGTGATGTCGTCTTTCATTTGCGGGCCTTTTCTTATTGATTGAGGACTGGTCTAGTAGCCGATGGCCCAGTAGTAAAACGGGATGGCAACCACGGCCCCGGTCGAACTGTTGTTTGTGCCGGCAAGGAAATTGGTTTTTGTCGCTGAAGTCACAGACAAGGACACGGTCGTTCCGCTTTGTGGAGTACAAATCACCGAGCGAACCGCATTAGGAAATTCAATTGGAAACGTGACTGTTGACCCGCCCGTTCCACTTCCCCATTGCATAATTGCGCCACCGGGGAACTTCTGATAGCCGCTCGCTCCTAGATTGTTGTCACTCATCAGATCAGTGACGAACTTCGGCGGCAGCGCATTCGGATCGGCAGTAATCAGCGACAGATTGACGGCAGAGAGGCCGGAATCCAGCACTTGAGGATCATCCATATCCATCGTGACGGTGGTCAGCGTTGTATATGCGGATGCCGTAATCGTGCCGTACACCGTGCCGGCCGAGGTCGTGAACTGCAGCCGGCGCCCAATATGGAATGCTGAAGTCTGATCACCTGGAACGGTGAAGGATGTTGCGCTCACATATGTAGGCGTGACGCCGGATGCCTGCCACTGGCTGATGGTCACATTCGCATCATTGACGCCTGAAATGTTGTCGAAGGTTGCCTTCGTGACGCCATCATTGTCCTTCAAAATGAACTTATACGACTTGCCATCCGCAAGCCAGATCGGGCCGCCATCGGACAGGCCGAGCGCATTCAGCGTGATTGGATTCGCTTGCGGCACGGTGCCGGCAGCATCGCTATAGGTTGCGAGTGCAGAGCTGGAGCCCGCCGCATAGCTGAAAATCTGCCAGCCAATAGCCGGATCGCCGTTTTCGTCAAAGATTTGCGCATTCAGCGCCGGGGAATATTTCGCCATTTTGTGCCCTTAGTTCTGCAAAACGATGATTCGATAGAGGATGGACGGGGGATCGATCGATGCCCCGGTGAAGTTCTTCGCGTAGACGGTTACTGTGTCGTTCGCCGTGACGACGCCACGGAAAAACACGCCGGCCACGTTTGACGCTGGCGTCACAATGACGGCATCGCCGCTGCGGCAGCCCTTGATCGTCACCGTCAGACCTTGCTCAGACTGTGCGGCAATCGATGTGAAATTGAGCGTTGCCGACTCGTTGAACGCTTGGCGCCACGGCAGGCAACGGAATACGCTTTGCAGCCACGCGCGCCAGTTCCGCGCAATGCCGCTTGCATCTTGGATGGACTCATTGACGGGAGGCGGATTATTCATTGGCAGTCGCCTCAATCGATGCGGCCGTAAGCACAACCTTTACCGGGTCAGTGATGCGCACTTTGAACAGCCAGTCACGCGCAGAGCCGAGCCGACGCCAGATCACGCGAGTTGCATACTTGCCGATCGCGCCCATCGATGTCCAAAGCTCTGTTCCCCATATGCGCCCGTTGTCCTTGCTGATCTGGAGCATGACCTGCGGTTCTGAGCCATCAGCCGGACCAACGCCGGTTTCCATGTCCAGCTGGAGCCGGGAGACGGAGACGCGCCTGAAGTCCTGAAAGTAATGCTTGCCGACGATCTCGCGGGCGATTGGTGCGCCGTTATCCGTTACCGCATCGGCGTCAATCTTGTATATGTTGCCGCTGTCATAGTCGGAAACGAGCGTCATGCCGCGATAATCAACATGGATTTCCGCCCTGTGGCGGGCACCACTCAGGCCGGATTCAAGCTCGGTCCACAGATTCGTACTCGCGTCATAAAGCCAAGACTTGCCAGCAGTCGGGAAGCTGATCTGATACATCGGATGCCCGCCGAGCATGTAAGCGAATGCCGTTGCGTCAGTGACAGTCGAATATTTGTTGATCAGGTAGTCGAGATCCGGCGTGCTGATCTTGCGAGGCGCGTGGCCAGCCAGCACATAAACACCGACTTGCCCCATCTGATTGCGCATCAAGCCGGCCATTGAGTCGTTATATTTGACCATCGACCACGGCGCGGCAACGCCATACTCAATCGTTGCGCTACGGGCATACGGGAAATCCTGCGCGCCGGTGTGGCTCCAGAATTCGACCGTCTGAGTCCCGCACATGACAAGCTCGCCATGGTCGGAGATGATGCGAACAAGCCCATCAGGATTCGATTCCGCGCTGCTGAAGTCGAGCGCATCGAACGTGTTTCCGTCATTCTGGCCGGATAGCTGGAACTGTTGGCTATTGCGGAATCCGACGATGAAGTAGCTGTCCTGATAGGCGATTGAGATCGGATTGGCGAACAAGCCGGATGAGACGACGGCAAATGCATTGCTCGCAATCGTGTAGCAATACATGTTCGTGCCGTCCACGATGCCGATTTGCGAGCCGTTATAGGCCAATTCCACCCGGCCGGAGGCAGTATTCAGCGTGCCGCGATTGGTCCGCACGCCCGCATTGTTGATCTCGTAGAAAATACCGCGATGCACAGCGAAGACCGAATCACCCACCTCGATCATTCCTCGAATCGGCGTCTCACCCAGGGCGGCAAACAGTGTCAAGCCGGGAGTGCCGTAGAACGTCACTTGGCTTTTCTCGCCTTCCTGCTGGATCTCGGCGTACAAATTGAGGTGTCTTTGGGCGGTGACCGCCGGCGATTTGCCCTGCTGGCCGAGGCCAAAAAGCGGAAGCAGCATGCCTATCCTTTGACGTAAAAAAAGCCGCTCGAAAGCGGCTGTGCTATATTTGTTTGGCTAACAACAAAAACCCCGCACGGAGGCGGGCTATATGGAAATCACTGATTTCATGCTGATCAAGCTGGCCGTCTTAACAGTGCTCGCTTTTATTGCCGGGGTTATGGGCTGGTTGAAATAGTCGTAACGCCAAGCGCCCTCGCGAGGGGATTTGAGCCAATCTGAGCCAGCTTGTTTGATGCCGCGATCCTGTTCAGTAGCAGGTTTTTCGCCGTTTCGCTGTTCATGACGGTATTGGCTAAGCGCCCTGCCGCCATCCCGCCAGCCATCAGCGGAACGGTGCCAGTAGCCAGTGCCGTAGGGCCAGCCAAAGCGCCAAGCGTGACGCGCTGTGCCGCGCCATGCGGAGCCTCCCGCGTTTTTACGAACTGAGCAGCAATGTCCGCAATGCTTTGCAGGTCTGGATTGTTGATGTTTTTCAGGTTCGCTAGCCTACCCACTGAAATTCCACCTTCTGCGCCGTTTTGGGCCAGATTTTCCAATTCCAGCATGTTGCCGTATTGCTGGCGTACCTTGGCAAACTCGGCCGCGTCCTGCGGGCCTAGCGAACGATTCAAAGCGCCCATCAGCGACTTCTTCAGTTCGCGGGCATAGTAGGCTTCCGGCGCGTTGCGGTTGCCGATGCGATCAAGCGTCTTTTTGATGTTATAGGCAGCTTGGCCATCAATTTGACCGTTTGCGCCCTTGTTGATGATCTCGTTAATCTGCTTCTTGATGATCTGCGCCCCCTCAGCCCCAAGTTCACTGTCGGCAGTCGCCGCGTGGGTAGTGAGATCGTTCAAGAACTGATTATCCACCTTGACCGCGTTGCTAGAAAGCGTCTGATCGAACTTGGCCCCAAGGTCCGCACCGGCTTTGCGTAGCGCCGCCGTGATGTTGTCGGAATCCTGTCCAAATGTGCGAGACGTGGCCCGGTTTAGCTGGGAAAACATCTTTTCTTCCGTCGCTGCCCTGCCGCTAAACGGCAGATAATTCAGCGACGAAGCCAGCGCATTGAGCGGCTTGCTGTTGGCGATCCGATCAACGGGAATGTCAATACCAAGAGCCTTTGCCTTCTGGTAAAGCGCAGCAACTTCCGGCGAGACTTCCTTGACCAGTTTATTCCCCGCAAAGCCGGCCGCTTTGACTGCCGCCGGCATCGCTGCGCCAAGGAGTGCGCCGCTACCCGTGTCCTGCGGGTCAACCATTCCAGCAGTCGCGCCGCCAGAAACCGTCCCACCAATAAGCCGCGTGAGAGCATTGCCTACCTTGCCCGCAGTGGTTGCAGCAGGCGCGGAACCTAGACTGAATCCCCCGCTCTCAATTGCCGTTGCAAGCCTCGGTACATATTTAGCCAGTGCAGGGACGGCCACTCCGGTAGCGCGCACCCCATTAGCAATAGCCCCGCCAATGCCCGCCGTGCCTGCAATCTCTGCGCTCAATTCGCCGCCTTTGAATGCAAGCGAGTCCGTGTTCGCATTCTCATTGAAGAACTGCTTCAGCGCCTCACGCCGCTGCTCATTCGTCATATCCGAAAGGCCGGTCTTGTTCAGCACGAAATCAACCGGTGCAAGGATGGTTGCGCCGATATTGGAAGCTCCTTTCAGGGCCCCCAATGCAACATTCTTTAGCGTGCCGTGCTCGGTCTTTTTCGGCTCGTCGAATTGGTCAAATGGATTGGCGGCAGACTGCGCGGGAGCAACGGGCGGCACTGATGCCGTTTCATCGACATAGACATATGTCTTGCCGTTGTATGGATTCGGCACCCGCTCGGCTTTCGGCTGCGATGCAGGCGCGTCGAACTGGTCAAATACGTTTGCCATTATTGCCCCAATGCAGTAGCGGCCGAGCCGGGGCCGTATTTAGCCTCAAACTGCGGACGCAGAGACGGATTCGAGCGCAGCATCTTGATTGCGCCTTCAGGAATGGAATTTGCCGGTACGGCGGCCGGTGCTGGAGCAGTCTGCGAATTCAACGGAATAGCCTTCTGCTTGCTGACCTTCGCTAGGTTCTCATTGTTGCGCTGGATGATTCCCTGTAAATCACTTGCCTGCTTGAGAAGCGCCTCTTTCGGGACGAGCGCGCTGGTCAGATCAAGCGGATTGTTGATGATGGCTTTCAGGATTCGCTCATCACCACCGTTGAGCACGCCAAGCCTGTAGATTTCCTTGGCTTGTAGCAGGCTGTTTTGATAGGCAGTGTTCAGTTCCGCCCGCTTCGATGGGCTCAGCGAATCCAGCCCGCCGAATTTGGACAGAACAT